CCACCAGAAAGCGTACCGTTAAAATAAACCGTGCTTGTTGATGGATCTGCCCAAACAATAAAATAATTAGTGCCTGATACCGCTTGACTCCAAATAATTTGATTGGCGGTCGTTACCGTTGTGTAGAACCACCCATCAACTGTAAAGTCCCCAGTTCCAGGAGCAAAAGCAGTACCAGCAGGTAACTGCAAATAATCCCCATTACCATCAAAATACCCACTCCCACCATAAGTCGCAGCAGACCAGCTTGCAGTGGGGTTGAATGGGGAGAAGGCTTGGACGGATGTTCCTGTGCCTACAGTTGGAACAAAAGCATTCGCTGTGACATCTACAAATCGGTTTGTTTGGCAAGTAAGCAAAGATGTTTGCGTACCTGTAATTGCCGAAATATTTGTTCCAGACGACTGGGTTATCGCTAATGGTGTAGACGGTACAGTAAAATTACCCGTATAAACAGCTACGCCTTTAACGACTCTGACGTTGCTCATGTAAGACAGGACATTGTCATTGGTAGCCAACCTACCAATTCTTAAAGGCTCGGCATCAGCCCCAGTACCAGCTCCGTAAGTCCCAGTCGTTGCGTCCTGCACACCGTTAATGTAAAAGTACAGGGTTGTGCCGTTCCATACAACAGCAACATGGTTCCATTGATTGGGTGTTAACGACGAAGTTGAAGTTACAACCGTCTGACCTGTTACTAGAAACTTTAAGGTGTTAGCACCAGAGCCACAATAAATTTGATATGAAGAAGTAAACCCGCCACTTGCCTGCCTTCTTGTAATCCAGTTTCTATCTCTAGCAGGTGCGTTTTCCGTGGGGTAAGTCCAAAACTCAATAGTCCAACTAACACCAGAAAGATTAAAAGCGGCGTTAGACGCAAAACTAAGCTCAGAAGTATTGGCTGAAAAATAATTCCCCCACCCCGTCTGACTAAAAGGTGAGAACGTACCTTGTGTCGGTGCATTCGGGCCTGTAGCTGGGTTTCTTGTGACCGTAAATGCGTTGCTGCTTGAGTCTAAGAACGTGTTGTTCTGTGCGCCATTCGTACCGTTGCCTGGAAGCAGGAGCGTGGTGTATTCAAAGTAGGGGTCGGCGGCATCTGCTCCAGAAAAAACATCTGAACCTGTAGCTGATTCGCTTAATAGCGCGGCATAAAAATTAGGCCATGTGTTTGCGCTTCGCCTAAGCTGCGCTTCAGTTAAAGACCAAACGCCAGAGAATGACGTATTAACTGGGCCAATAATCCCGCCGTTACCTCTGGGCATGGCTGCTCCTAACTAATATCTTCGTATGAACAAAACACTTTTAAATCGTTAGCCGTGCCAGCCGTAGCACCTAACGATGTGTTCTCTTCCAAATAAATATAAGCATCTTTATCAACTACAACCAATGTCGCGTCAGCAGGAACGGCAACCGTCGAGCAAATCTGTGTAGCCGTACCACCAAGCGCCGCAGCCGAATAGTAATTGATGGTGATCTCCGCAGCCGAGGTTCCATCTACATTAGCCACGTACAGTGAATTGACTTTTAAGACCTTACCTGAAGAAGCAGCATTGCTTAGGATGGACGTGGCTGATGTAGAGGTTAAATCAACCGTTACAGATTTGCCGGTAATCGTGGTCGGTGAAACTAAATTAGGTGCAGCCATTTGTTATCCCCAAATCATTGCAGCCATAATGGGGCTTGGCCCACCCCCGCCACCGGTTGCAGCAATCGTCGTCGTGCCATTTCCCGCTGTAATTGAAATGCCTGTACCCGCCGTTAGACCATAAACTGATCGCCCTGCTGGGTAAGTCACAAAGACGTTCTTAGTCCCTGCGCCAAAGTTAACGGCGCTTCCAGAGTTACTGGAAGACAGTACCGTGGTTCTGGCTAACGTCGTTCCTGAAGCGGTGTACGTACCAATGCCTACTTCCCAGTTGGACCCAGACTGGTCGGCTATGGTGTAAAAGGTCGTGTTCCCGTCGCCTATAACGGAAAACGATTGAAACCCAGTTGCAGCACCAGCTAGGGTTATTGTCCCCGTGCCAGTGCTGGTCGTAGTTTCCTGTACACGATCTGCGACGACAAAAGCCATATCATGCTGACAAAGTGAACTGGTACGTTACCTGAAGCGTATCCCCGTTCACTACAGCCCGTGACGACGAGAAATCACCCGCAGAAAACAGTGTGCCGGTTGTGCCACTTTTTGTGCTATCACTTGTTAAGAAAGCGCCAAAAATTGTGGTTGTGCCATTGATATTAAACACCGCTTTGTTAGCCGAATTAGTTACAACGGATGGAGACGCTGTCGTAGCAGCGGCAAAGTTAGCTATCGGCCTCGTTGAATCGCTATACGTCACGTTTTCTGTCCAGCTTGCATGGGATGCCATAGTATCCGCAGCGACAGGAGTGCCTGTATTTTTAAGCCCGATATACCAGGTTGCAATTGTTGTTACTGCATCAAGGCTATTCGCCATGAACTGAAGGCCGGTCGAAACAACCAAGTTTTTGGCTTGATCCTTCCACTTCAAATTACCGTCCTTGTCATAGCATTCAAATAAATAAATGCCACTAGCTAGCGCAACGTTTTCCTCGGTGGGGCGTGCTACCAATCCGCCCGTATAAATATCTTTAACTCTGCTGTTTTCCATCATGCAATCCTTAATATTGAATCAGTGGCGCCCATGGGCGGGAAAGTTATGGTCAAATCTTGACCGGTTTTTGTTACCGTAGAACCGAAGTTTAAAACACAAACCGCCCGATTTCCATTCGTTGAGTTGTAAATCAGAGCGCCAGCACATGTCAACGTTACATTGCTGAATGTTAGGTCGTCAAACGACCAATATCCTGTAAGACTTGCTGAAAGGGGCGTGATGTTTGTGAGTGCAAGGCCGCCTGCCGAATAATTGGTTCCACTGGCTTCACCTTGCGTGGTGTAGGTTTGGGTATCTGCACCGAGATTGGCAGTTGCGACGTACAAGGCGAGCTTGAAAACATTTCCAGTGCTCCTCGTAAAATTGTGCAGCCCCTGCGCAACCTCCGCCTTGAAGCTTGTACACATGGTTTGCACAATCGCCATTACACAACCTTATCCTGTACCTGGCCCTTGCGGTATTGATCCTGGCGCTCAAGACCATCACCAAGACGCTTGGCAAGTACCAATGTCTCTTTGTACTTGTTGTTGATATTGGCTATTTGATCGGGCTCAGCCTTCATGAATGTAGCCGCCTCAATCAATGCGCCATATAACAGCACTGTATCAAAATTATCGCTTAGCCAAGTTGTTGTTGCATCTACATTGCCAGATGTAATTGACGTCGGATAGTAGAAGTAATGCAATTCTATGGAGTATGAAATATCTGGTGTTGGGCCAAGAATAAACACAAGCTTATTTGGCGCATTTGGATAGTCAGGGCCAAATAGCGCATAGCAATATGGTCGCCCCGTATTCCCCACCCCAGTCGGAATCGGGAAAGACTCTCTTATGAAAGTCACGTCTTTGTTAAGCAAGTAATGATAAGCGCCGGACGGGTCTATGACTGCCATAGAGTATGGGGCCAAGAAATCAGTTGGGGCCTGTAAGTACCTATTGTTAGCACTACACTGGCCGGTGACATTCTTTCTCAGACTGGCGAATTGGACCGCATTGTAAATACGCTCTTCTGCTTGCGTAACAAATGCCGTCAAGCTATCCGTGGAGAACGTCGTCTCCATGTAATCCTGAATCTGTGTCTTCAGGTCACCCCAGTTCACGCCATCGGCCCCCGGCACATCGTGCCCTTAGTCGCTGCACCTGCACCACGCATTTTAATACCATTTGTCTTGATTGGCTTATCAAGCTTATTGGTATACGCGCCTACGCTCATGGCAATCGTATTGGTGCTGCTATGGTCTGGACCAGACCCTGGGTTCTCAGAAGCCCTGGTCTTTTTCCCATCCATCGTGTGCGGCTCTGCATATACCGACGCAGGGCCAATCTCCTTGCCACCACGCTTCATAGAGTACTTAGCCATCACTTCATTCCTTGGTTTCTTGC